CATTAAGATATTGAATAGCATCATCTGTATAGGTTAGTATTGAGCATAAGAAAAGTCTAGACTCATGATCTATGTGATGCTTTTCTTTTGCTTCAGTTTCTATTCTAGAAAAAGCTGAACAGTTTTCAAGTAGCTTTTTTTTGTCAAAGACTTTACTTGAATCTTCTACCTCTATGCGAGATTTTGATCCATACTGATTAAAGTAGGCAAGGATGTCTTTTGGTTTATTTCTATCCTCTTCCATCTTATAAGAGTATTCTCTATACCATTCATTAGCGGTATAGGAAAACTCTTGATCGGCAACTGTGTTATCTTGCTCGACTGAACAGTAACTAATAATATTATCTATATCTGAATAAATAATATCACTAGATAGCTTTGTCTTATAGCGACCAGTTTCCTGATGCTTAGACCCTGGCAGTCTCCACATTCTTCTTAGGTCGTAGACGCTAAAGTCTAATGAGGTTAAATTAAGCTTTGTCGATAAATCATTTGCAATAAATCTAAACGAATGATGAAGTGAGTTAGATGGATTTATGCCAAGAGCTAAGGCCTCACACTCAATATGAAAACCTTTTTTGCCAGTGTAATAAACTATAATAGATTCCTGAGGAATGTATTGTAACAAATGCTCATAAAGTTTTTGACATTCAGTCAATGAAACATTTGCATCTTCGTTGTCTATATCAAAGTATAAAGAGCCAAGCCTAGTAGCTCTCTCTATATCCTGATCGTTATAATGCCAAACAGAAGTGTATATTCCTGTATTGGAATACTTGCGAGCATACTTTGATTCTGTTTAAACTTGGAATATGTTTTGCAAGTTCTACATATCTCCAAGAGTATGTGTATTTAGTGGAATCAGATGAGATCTTCATTCTATTTCTGCTTTACCAAAATCCTCTTCAAATAAATAAAGTACTTTTTTATCACTCTTCATATCATCTGAAAAAGAACGATAATAAACAGACTCTTGTATTAAAGAGTCTAAGTTAGAAAGTAGATAGTATCTTTTTGGAATTCTGTCTTCCAAGTTAAAACTTCCATCTTTCTTGCACAATATTCTTTCCGTCTACTATGTAGTGAACCTTGGATGCAATGTTGTCTGCCATATGAACTATCATGTCTAAGTAGGTAATGGGAATAGTTTCTGGGATAGGAGACCATGGGCCAAGGTGACATCTTACAAGTCTAAGTATAGACTGTACTGTTTCTTCAGGCAAGAAAAGAGTAGATGATTGGGATTCTCCCGCATACTTCTTGTCGTGTTCCTGACACTTTTTTACCAGCTTTCCAACCGTATATGGATGCATTGGGTCGTAGTGGAAATAACCGTCTTCAGTATCTTTGATTCCCTTTGTCACATCGTGTAGCAGGCATGCTGCAAAGACTATGTCTTTTTCCTCAGTTGACAAAGAGTATGAATCTGATATGACGCTAGCAGCTCTTACAACTCTTTTGGTATGAAGAAGATTGCCACCTTGATTATGCTCATCTGATGGATGATACTTACCAGAAAAACTAGAAGGAATAGTCCAGAAAGAATCTGCTCTTATTAGAATTGACTTAACAAAACTTTTTATATTGTCATCAGAGATCATATCCAATTCTTCCATAACTGGCTGAAGGATACCATTCTCTTCTGTAATAGATATTGAATCTTTTTCTTTATTTAAAATCTCATCAAGTATTGAATCTTTAGGCATTACGCTAGCTCCCAATCTTTCCATTTAGAACAAGGTTTATCAAACGGACACTTTTTGCAGTATGAAGTTAGTCCTCTTCTAGGTACAAACTTTTTGTCTTCATCCATTGTACTACACCAATACTTTAAAGCCTTTGAGTCTTCTTCATTTACCTCATACTCTACAAATTTTTGAGAAGAAGCTAAGATATCGTAATAACCAAAATGAGCTTTTGATGTTTTATGCGGAAACTTATGACCAAAAGCTTCATTTAAAACAGAAAAGTCTATCTGATACAAAGAAGTATGCGATGTTCTAAAATAATATTAAATCAAAATGAGATTTAATTTTAACTGAATTTCCAACAGGAACATAAAACTCTTGGTCTATTGCCATTGGAATAGAATCGTCTTCTGAAAATTCATTATAAAAATCTAGAAGGGCAGAAGCAGCTTTTGACGTTAGGCTTGCGGTGTTGCCATAAAAACTTTCATGCTGTTCATGGATAATATCATAAGCAGTAGCGTCTTTTGCAAACCATAGCTTTTCCCATCTATTCAAAAGAGAAGAGTAAGAAGGAGTAAAACCGCCTTGTTTTTTATAAAAGAAATAATTTATAACACTCTTTAAAGTGTTTTCAAATTTTGTACTAAATAACTCTCTGGAATGAATTGTCTCAACCAGATTCTCTTCATGCCTATAACTGTACAGCAGTGCGCAAGTTTGATAATCTTTAATTGCTTCTATTGTTAATTCTTTCATATGTCAAAATCCTCATCATCTAATAGGTCATCTAAGAGTGAACTAGTGTCATCGTAATCTTCTTGGTTAACTGGTTCATACTCTTCATAAGCTTTTCTTGAATCAACATATTTTACAAGTGGTGGATTGTAAACAAAGCTAGAACCAGTAATTCTATTTTTTGGTATTTGCAGCTGCATAATATTTTCATCTTCTGAGTCATCTCCACTTATTAGTTTCTTCTCAGTAATGAAAATTGTTACGGCGCACTTTTGTTGAATCGCAAGAGATCCACCAGTGTCTGATTGTTGGACAACCTCTCTCTTTTCTTTCATTCTATTTGAGTTTTCCTGAGCCGTGATGATCAAAACACAATTCATATCTCTAGCTAACTTTTCTAGCTTTACCATCATCTCTTCAAACTCACCCCATCTAGGCTTACCCTTACCGCCTTTGGTGAACATTGATTGTATAGTATCTATGATAACAATCTCAGGAGTTTCAGCATAGTCGATAATATCTCTTAGCCATCTTTCAAGATCTTCAAAGTAAGGAGTTTCTGGATCGTGTCTAACCATTAAACGGTTACCCCATTTAGCTAGCTTTTCTCTAAATATTCCAAGGTACTTTTCTCGTTCGCTTGGCGTCCATCTTTCCGCCTCTGCATAAACGTTCTTTCCTATGATCTGTGTCATGAGAATTCTTTCCCAGTGACCAACAGCTTCTTCAAAGTTAACGTAAAGAACAGTGTGCCCATTTTCTACCCAGTTATTAGCCAGGCACTTTGCAAATGTACTCTTACCTTTTCCAGATGGAGCTATAACAGCATGTACGGCACCTTTGTAAAATCCTCCATCGTCAGTGTAACCCATAGCTCTATTGAGGGATTTAAACTGAGTTGGAACAAAGCTTGGAATATCTAAGAGAGATTCTGCTCTATTGGAAATATCAATAGCTGTAGTTAACTTTTCCAGTGGATCATAGTTTAATTGATTCTCTAACTCTCTTATCTCTGATGTGATTAAAGATATTCTAGCTAAATCTTTATCTGACTTAACACCTTTTTGATTTAGAATTATTTGCAGTTCATGAAGATAGTCAATCTGTTTCTTTTTATTTGCTTTATGCTTAATAAGCTGAACTACAGAATCTACAGTAGAAAGATCTACAGAAAGTAAAACATCCATCATGATATCTACTCCGGCTGTTCCGCCAAGAGCTTCTCTTATATCTGTTTCTGAACCCAACCAGTCTTTAAACCCTACTGGGTCTACTATGTCTAGTTGAGTTGCAGTTCTATAGCTGCTTTAATTCTCTGTATGCTTTTTTTCTAAGTTCAGAACGACGCTTCTTAGAGTCTAAGTAAGCTTTACTACTATAAAAAGAATTCTTCTGCTTCTCTTCTTTTTTGAAAGGAGAGTTTCTTATAGCGTCCAATAGTCTATCGTAAACAGCTTGTTCCGTAAGCATGTCATTATAGCGGAAGATTATCAGGGCTATGCCCATCTCTTTGCAAAGTTCTATCTTTTTTTGATCTCTTTTTTGTGCTTCTTCAAACTCATATTTGGAATCAAAAAACTTTGCAGTATAAAAAAAATGTTGTCTACCATGGTACTCTGCACCCACTTGATACGACGGACAGTAAACGTCTAATCTAAGTTTATCCCCTAGAACATATTCATTAATAATCTTTTCGCCAGGGAGAAGTTTTTGCATAATAGCGGTCAGTGCAGTCTGACCTCTTGACATTTTCTTTCTGGAGTTCTTTAGCCAAGATAAACCAAGTTGATTAATCTTTTGATTTACCTTAGCTAAAGGCCATCCAACTTCTTTAGATATTTCATTTAAGCTTAATGAGGTATCAAATAGTAGATCAACCATATACTCCGTATTGTCTACTTCTTCGTCCCAATTATCTTTTTTCATTACGCTTTTTATAAAATTTCTTTTTGTTATCTGCTTCTGTTCTTTCCTTTTCTGCGTTCTGCAGTGCCTGGAATCTAACTGAGCTAATGATTTTTCCAAAATCAAGAATAGACATATCCAGATTTTCCCATAGCTTTGGAGCTATTGCTGTTGCAAGCATTGGGCAGTCTAGAATACAGCTATCTACTCCACCTTCAAACTCTGAAAGTTGAGCAACGATAGAGTCAAGCTTATCGTAGTAGTTATTGTATGGAACAGAAACTACATACTGGTTTTGCCCAAAAACTTTTTGAACAGTTTTTTTATCATGAAAAGATAAAACGACATTCTTTGACTCCCTAATGTAATGATTAATGAATATGTCTACTACTTCTTTTTTGTTTGCAAAAAAATGCTCAAACATTCCAGCATCATAGTAGTTGCCATCTTTTTGTAGGCCAAACTCTGATAATCTACCAGACTCAATTTCCTCAGAGAATTCAAGAGGAACCGCTTTCAAAAAGTTTGGATCTTGAATTGTCATACACTTTGTTAAAGACTTAACGAAGTACTTAGGCGGCTTCTTGTCACTGTTGTGCAACATTAGGTTTAGAGCAGAGCGAGATATGTTTACATAGGCAAACTTTTTCTTCTGTTCAAGTCTATAAGTTAAATCAATAATCGACTTAACTGGATCTAATATTAAGCTATTGTCTTTCATTTCAAATACCAAAGTTTCCCCACTGAATTAATACTGGATTAGGATCTATAATAGAATTAATATGATTTAAAGCATGAAACTGCCCACCGTCTAAAGTGGAGTATCTTTCATACTTAGATTGCTTATCTTCGTCGTGAGTGTATCCCAGGTGCTGCATAACAAGTCCTGAGTCTCTCCAGTAATTTCTTTGCTGGATCCACTTTGGAACATATGTTGGCTCGGAACCGCAGGCAAGAGCTTTGTTTTGAAAACCTGCACCCTCTTGGAACCTAAACATTCTAGATGAATTATTTGGTGCCCACAATTTATCAACTCGATAATGGGTTTCATTCCACATGTGATAAAAACGGATATTAACAACATCAAATTCAGACTTAGCTAAAACTGATTTAATCTCCAAGTCGTCAACATGGTACAACTTTTCATCACAGTCTATTGCTAAAACCCAGTCACCAGGCTTTGCAAAGTTCTCTAGATTTCCCCAAGCAAAAGCTCTAAGTCGACCCTCGTGAGTGGTGAACATTGGCTCTGGTGTACTAAAAACCTCTGCATACTTTGCAGCTATTTCTGGAGTATTATCTGTTGAACAGTCGTCAGTAAAAATAATTTTATCTACTTGAGTAGATAGTCTTTCTAGAACTGATTCTAGAAATCTGGAAGATTCATTTCTTCCTACCATTTGTGCATAAATCATATGCTTAACTTTCTATAGAATGAAGGGGGGACCAATTAAGGACCCCCCCTTCACAGGACAATATTACAATTAGGCGATGATCTGCTCGCGAGCCTCTACAGCAGAGATTCGCTCAATTTCAACATCCTTGAACATTACTTCACCAGTGACACCACGGCGACCCATTGCAAGCTTCTGGGCATCGGTCTTGCTGTTAGCCTTAACCAATGTGGTTGTGGTGACAGTAAAGTACTTAAACTTGTTCTCTGACATTTTTATTCCTTTTGTTAATTAGTTGGATAATGGACTGCTATATATTCTATAGCATCTTGCAGGTTGTCTGCAAGCTTTGTGGCCATATATTTCATATATGGTCGATCTTTATTTTGATTAGAGCACATTACTACAGTTGGCTGATAATGAAGCTTGGCCCAAGCCATTTCAAAGTCAGTTCCTATGTATGCTCTATCTTCTAGCATGTATTCTACCAGCATAATGTCTGATTTCTTCTGCATAAAAAGATTTTTTTGTGCAATTTCATCTGATGACATATTTGGATCTTCGGGTATAGAGGTTGGGTCATAAACTTTATAACCTAAAAACTCTAAAGCTTCTGTTGCAGACTTACGCCAACCTTTTGCGTAGTCGCCAACATAATCCATAGCTCCAGCTAGATAAACTGCAATACTCATACTGGCCAATGATACTCTAGATCTGCTGGTTCGTCAAAGTATTGAGAGTAATATTCATAATCTTTTCTAAGCAGGTTGGATCTATGTGACTTATGAAAACTATCGTCACCAAACCAGGTTGGATAAATTATATTGGAATGATCAATGGTTTCAAACTTCATTGTGTTTTTATAGCCTCTATCTATCCATTCTAAAATGGTAAAATTTTGATAGAGCTTTAAGGCTTCTTCGTGACCTGTCCACATTCGGGTAACTGGATGATTGCGCCAACCTTTAGTTGGTGTTCTGTCCAAAAGAATATTAAGGACTTGAAAGGTTTCTACTCTTTGTTTTCCTAGCCGACGATAATCTAATACCTTAACTGATTGTATAAAGTCAGGATATGGTAGAAATGTTTGCATTTAATTCAACCTTTAATGATTCTAATCCGTTGATTACTGAAGTAACAGGAAGGCTTACTGCTTCCCATGAGGTTATTCTACCAGCTAATCTATCAAATAACACCTTTAAACCTTCTTCTATTTCTGCCTTTGCCAAAGCGTGACCTAGGCAATAGTGTAGGCCGGAACCAAAAGAAAGTGTTTTAGCTATATCAGTTCTTTTTTCCATAATTGAATTTGGTTCAAAAAAAACTTTTGGATCAAAGTTTCCTGAAACAACATTTAAATACACTAAGGTTCCCTTAGGAAATAAAACATTATTATAAACAATATCCTCTGAAGCTATTCTAACTGTGCCTCTTAAAACGGAATCATGTCTGATTACATCATCTAAAGATTCTTTAATGTTATTTTTTTCTAAATTATTTTTTAAAATAGTTTTAGAAGAAAGACCTAACTGACAACGAGTTGTGTCTATTCCACTAGCAATTATGATTTCAATTAACATTATTAGTTCTTCGGTAGACAATTTGTCTCCGTTTTCTTCTGAAATAATTAAACTAGATAAAAGATCATCTGTTAGATTTTTTCTTTTCTCATTAATTAAATTAGAAGTATATTCATCAAATTCTTTTTGTGCGACAGAAACTTTATCATGATTAATTTCTCCATTTAGATTAAAGATATTAAACATTAGATGAGACCAATCGCTAAACATCTTCCAATCAGCGTCTGGTATACCAAATAGCTTACATAAAATTGGTATTGGATAATAATTAAAGATATCTTTTTGTAGATCTACTGTACTTTTACCGTCTAATGAATCAATCAATTCATTCATTAATGAAACCATAAAGCTATTTAATTCAGCGAGCAACCCTATGGCTGTATGCCAACGACTATCTTTTAATATATTGTTAATGTCTTCATGTCTAAAGAGTACATAGCCTATATTATTTTTACCTATCCAAGTTTGCTCTCGTAAAGAAAATGTTTCTTCTCTTTGTTCAAATCTAGTATATGTATTTTTAACAAAAGGAATATCTAACTCGCTGACAAGCATTTGATATTAACCCTTCTTGAATTCAGTCCAAGTTTTGTCGCCAACTCCATAGTATTCTCTTGCAAGCCCTGCTGTAACTATATCGGTATTTAAGCAGTTGCCAGCTTCATCCCAAACTTTAGCTAGAACTCTACCATATTTTTCATTCTTATCAATGATGGTTTCTATTTTAACCCAGTTGCCGGCTTTCTGTAGCCATTGATCAGTAAATTCTTTTGCAGCTAAACCTTGTTTCTTCTCTTCGATATTTGAAGTTCTACTCTCTGGCGTATTAACGCCATAAAGACGAACTCTACCCTTCTTAAGCACGTCGAAACCAAGGTCAATTACGATATCAAAGGTATCGCCATCAACTACTTTTTTTACTTCTGCATTATAAATCCATGGATTTAATTTATCACTCATTTTAATCTCTCTCTATTCCTATATGATCGCATGCTTTTCTAAATATTTCTCTTGAGATAGGAAAATATCTGTCAGCATGGCTTATTCCCTGTCCTGGTTTAGGGGTAGAGGCATGCCAGCTGTGCCCTATCGACACAGACCCATCATATACAACGTTGTAGCCTAGGTGTCTTGCAAAATATGAACACCAAGTTTCTTCGTAATAATGCGGCGTGGGAAGAAAAGCTCCTATTGCATCAGGATACAACTCTCTGTATTGCGGGTTATTTGTCATGTTTTCCCATACATCTCTTCTTACAAAATACGCTGATCCAGATACTGTAACACATTCGATTTGATCTTTATATAGAACATCTTCTGGATCGTGCTCTCTCCAGCCTCTATGTTTTGGTGCAGTATTGCTTCCGATAATTCCAGCGTGTGTAATATACCCATTTTCGTCTCTTTGTTTTGGACCAAGGATATGTATATTTGGATTGTTGGCAAAGATCTTTTCTATATTTAAACAGTCTTGGCTAGTCATCCAAACGTCACCGTTTAAAACTCCTATAATTTCTGCCCCACTTGTATTTGCCATTTTATTTATAGCAGCAGAGTAGCCTATATTTTGTCTAAGGTAAGTTCTATTAATCCAATACTTTTCTTCGTTCTCTCTAAGCCATGGAATAAAGTCATCTGTAGATTCATTGTCTGTAATATACAGGTTCCAATTCTTTGCGAGCGCGCCATTTGGACTATACATATCTGAATGCAAAGTGTCCAAAAATCTTTGCAATAACGGTCTTGTATTATAGTTTACTACGCATAGATCAATCATTAAATTTTTCTCCCATTTCAATACATTCTTTTTGCACTATATCAAAAGCTAATTGTGCACTAAAACCACTTGACATTAGGTCAAAAAAGAATTCAGAACCAACTTTATCAGAGCTTAAATCAAACTCTGAAAGTCTGTTTACATAGTGAGCTATGCTCGGTTGATTATTTGCAATGTGTTTTTTAAATTTGTTTTTAGTAAATGATCCAGCTATTAAACCAATAGAAAAACAGCCTAAAAGAAAAACTAAAACTTCACCATTCTTCTTCTTGTCCATCGTCCTGACCTGTGTAATATGTTTCATTCATCCATTTTACTACATCTTCTGATATAGATATCCAGGATTGTTTTTCCTCATGTGTTTCTGAAGCTTCACTAAGATAGATGTAAGTTTCAGCGATGTGTTGCAGGACTTCTATATTTGTAACAAAAATAGCTTGTCCAGGCATCAGTTTAACGGATACTTTTTTCTTTAGCCCTTTACTCATTTTCTGTTTTCTTCTCTTTTTTTTCTTTAATATCTGCATTCAAAACCTCTTCTTCATCAACCTTGTAGACTGAAAGTTGATTAGTATCTGGTTCAAATGTTATAAATAAAACTTTTTTATCAGCTAGAGAGCATCCTTCTGGTGGCGCAGATTCTAAGGCTATCTTCTTTGAAGAGCAACCATACACTTGACTATGGCCGGCGTAGATTACTACGTAGTTAACTTTTGATGCAGCCATTACTTTACCCTATGTGTTCTTACTTTTGCAGTGTTTAAAAACATTTCAATGGAATCCCAGTTTTCATAATCTTTATCTGCTACATAATACAAATCTGTTATTGTGCTATTAGCTATCAACTTAGCGCAGGTTAAACACGGAGGTCCGTTGACATAAAGTTTTTTAGGTCGTGAGCTATAATCTGAATGCAGAAGTGCATTTGCTTCTGCGTGAATCGCTATACAGTTGTCATAGTTTGTTCCATTTGGTGACATTTCCTGAAATCTAGGACATCCACCATCTTCACAGTGAACAGAATTTCTTGGTCCACCATTGTATCCAAAGCCAACAATGTGACCGTATTCGTCTACCAATATAGCTGCGTATTTCTTTTTTCCACACGTAGAAAAAATAGTTGCCGCACTGTAACACATCTGCATGTACTGCAGATCTTTTCTAGTTAAGTCTCCGTAAGTCATAATAAGTAAATTATATACCCGCTAATTATTCCCGATATTAACAATAGTATACCAGATCTTAGTCTAACATTCTTAGACTCTGATACTTGAAACAGTATAGATAAGCTTATCATCCAATTGAGTAAAATTGAATAAAGTATGATGCAGATAATGCTAAGCATAGGAGTACTTGCCAACTAAAGCTTTAATTGATACTGGATATAAATCTTTAATTAGATGCAAAACAGCTTCAGCGTAGTCTCTTATTTCCTCTTGTGCTTGCTCTTCTAGTCTTTGGACTAGGAATAGACACGCAGACTGAAGACTGCAGGACCATCTGTAAACTACATGCATTGAGTAGGCTGGTAAAAATAATCTTGCTTGTTCTGGAGCAATTCCAGATTCCATAGCAAGGTTGTAATAAGCCTCACCCTGTTCAATATACCTAATTAATTGCTCAGATAGAGCAGCTCCAGTGAATGGATCACATAATCCAGCGGAGCCTTGTTTCTTATCTTCTGGAGCAAGACGCCACTGATTAGAGCGTGGCACATAAAACTCTGGTTCCATAGTCACGTATCTTCTAGATGATTCGTTCCATGAATCCATAGTATGATCAGAGCCAACAACATACTTCCAATGTTGGCGAGCAACCATTAAGGGAGCTTTAAATTCAAATGTAATAAATGCGTGACGGAATGGGGACATATGATTTTCTCTTGCAAGAAAGTCTATCAATCTTGCATCACTAGTAGAAAACTCTTTACTTTCTTTAGCAAAGGAAGCTCTAGCAGCATTTACTACAGATAAATCGGAACCCATATGGTCAACAAGTCTTACATAACCATTATTTAATACTGTTACTAAATTATTTTCACTCATCATCTTCTTCGTTTTCTTCATTCTCATCTTCTAATAATTCAGATTCTTCAATAAATAATTCTACCATATATTCGTCCAAATCCTCAGTTAACTTATATATAGTTCCAAGCAAATCTCTTAATTCATCGTCTAAAGTATATCCATCTATTGAGATAAAACTTAGAGCTAGTTCGGAAACATGAGTAGTGGCCCTAGATAAAGATTGAATTATAAAATTAAACTCTTTTAAAAGAGATTCAGTAGAAACCTTTTCTATATTGATAACTGCATCAACTTCGTGAGATTTCATATCTTCAAGGCCATCTGACCCTATCATCTCTTCAAAGATCTTGTCTATATCATCATCTTCAAATTCTGACATTTTTTATCTTTACTTAGTATTTTCCTTAATGAATTTAATCTCACATGCATCAGTTGTACAGTAGTTTTCACCGATTGCATCGGACGCCATTCCAGCATAAACTCCTGAGAAGTCAATTGGAAAAAGCTTCCCAGCGTATGACTCATACTCTTCTTCTGTTATTTGAGTATATGGCATTTGCGGGTATGTTGCATTTCCTTCTGGAAGGAAGGATACAGTTTTTAACTGACCATCATACATGTGAAGAACAGTTCCTACATAGTCTTTTTCTTTTTCTGCATTAAAGGATATTGTTACGGAGACTGAGTTGTCAGACCAGTATCTTTGTGCAGCTGCGGCTAATGCCATCTTTTCAAAGATTGTAACTTCTTTTTCAGATCTCTTTGCGTCAGACTTAATAGGGAAGTAAACAACAGAGGTTGTATCTGGTGATTCAGAAGCTGGCTCTACTATGTAGTTAGCCATTCTAAAAAGCTCCAACATTGGTTCTGTGTTAGAAAATCTAATTGTTCTATTGAAGTATTTTCCACCAGGAGTCCAGTGTACTCCAGGTGACTCTCCAGCAAGGATAGAGACGGTACCAGAGGGCTTTACCGTTGTCATCTTAATAGACTCGCGAATACCAAGCCACTCTGAGTAGACAGTATCATAATTCTTTACTATCTTGTAACCTTCGTCCATCCAGTCTCTAAGTACTGGCATACCTACACGGTCTGCAAAGTTTGCAACACCGGACATTGATGTACCAATGCGACGATTACGCTGCATGATTGCATTAGTCTCTTCCCAGTGAGTTGGAAGAAGTGTTACCGTCTTTGCGTACAGGTAAGCAAACTTTAAAGTTCTCTTATAGTCTTCTAATGATTCATGACGGTTCAAGTAAGTTTCAACAAGCGTACAGCACTCGTATGACTCTAAGGACTGTTCTGCACATGGGTTATAGCCGGCAACACGCCAGTCTTTATTGTTTGGAGCATCTGCTAAACGTCCATACTTTCTGGACATATCAAGCCAAATAACACCTGGTTCGCCATTTCTAGCTATTCCATCTACGATTGGAGAAAGGTCTTGACCAACAGAAACTTCTACTGAGTTGTTTGACATCCAGCCCCAACCAGGGCTTTCTGAATTATAGGAATTTCTTTCTGGAAAAACTTCTGAATTCTTAAGATTCAAAAAGTCTTGGTCATCGATTCTTCCTATAAGAAGCTCTGCTGATCTTCTTACATTTCCAGACACAACGCAAACTCCAATCAAGTTGCCAATATCTGCTATGTCTTTTCTAGAA